CCAACAACAGGCGGTACAGTAACCCAAGCAACAAACAAATCTACAGGTGTAACTCTCAATACAGAGAGTGGTCAAATTACTATGAACAATGCACAGCTTGATGCTGGCACTGAAGTAACATTTACAGTAACAAACGACAAGATTGCTGCTGAAGATGTTGTTGTAGTAAATCATGGTTCTGCTGGTACAGCAGGTTCATATCTTGTAGGAGTCAGTGCTATTGCCGCTGGTTCTTTCAAGGTAACTGTTACCAATGCTTCTGCTGGTAACTTAAGTGAAGCTATTGTTATTAATTTTGTAGCACTTAAAGGTGCTTCAAGTTAATGGGAATGTTCGCTTTTAAGCGTATGAGAGAACAAGAGGCTGCCAAATTGGTAGTCTCTGCTCCCTCTAAAAAAAAGAAAACCAAAGTAAAACAAAATGGCAATCTCGATAGACGCAACAGTAGGAGGAGCATCAGCGAATAGTTACATTACTTTGGCAGATGCAAATTCAATAATAGAAGGTCTTGTTGCAGATGATGATGTAGCTGCATGGGACGGTTCAAGCAACGACAATAAAAACAGAGCTTTATATACTGCTGCAGTAAGAGTTGACCGAGAAAGATTTTTAGGCGCAAGAGTAACTAATACACAAGCATTACAATGGCCAAGACAAGGTGTTAGAAAACCAGACACTTACATAAATACATATTCAATTGGTTTTCCATTTAGAATATCAACAGATTATTTCTCAGAGACAGAGATACCAGAACAAGTACAAAAGGCACAAGTTATACTTGCTGTTTACTTGAATAATAATCGTAATGGTTTAGGATTAAGTGGTCTTGAAGATTTCCAGAACGTAAAAATTGGTAATATTGATGTAACACCAAATTTTTATGGTTCTGTTGGTGCTGATAGAGTACCGCCACTATTTGAACGGTACTTTACTGGTTTACGAATAAGTGGACCCGGCAACGTTGCAATCAAAAGGAGTTAACAATGAGCTATTACCCAGCTGCCAAAATTATTAATGATACTGCTGCACATACAGGTCGATTCGGCTGTATAAAAGCATTACAAGATTCTGTTATTAATACGCTTGTAGCAGAAAACATAACAGGTGATTTAACATCTTTACAGTTTAAATCTAATACTGCCATTGAAGGTGTCATTACAAGTGTAAAACTTGATAGTGGTACTGTTATTGCTTATCTAATATGAGCCTTGCTAACGCATTAAAAAAAGCTGCATCAAAGTCTTTGGCAAAGTTAGGTGGAGATGTAACCATAAGAAGAGTTACCGCCGGTGCATACAATACAACCACAGGTGCTATTGCTGAGACATTATCAGATACAACAATTAAGGGTGCGTTAAGTAATGTTTCAAGAAATCAAGTAAATGATCTTATTGAATCACAAGATAAATTACTAACAATTTCCGCTGGTGATATTACATTTGTACCAACCACAAAAGATAGAGTTGTTATAAGTAGTGTTGAATTTAAAATTATACAAGTTCTAATTAACGAGCAAAATAATACAGCAGTTAGTTTTGATTTAGTCTTGAGGTAAATATGACAAGACAAATAAGACTAGACCAAATAGATGATCTAATGGAAGAAGCGGTACAAGAGTTGGTACAAAAAACAACATTGCGTTGGACAGACCTTTCAAAAAAAGCTACTCCTGTAGGTGAAACTGGTAATTTAAGAAATGATTGGAAAACTGATATAAGAAAATTTAAAGGTACTATAATTAACAGAATGGAATATGCAGAACCAGTTATATATGGAACTTCACTTCCACCTAGTTGGCAGGGTAAATTTAGAACAAGACAACAAACAATTAAAGGGTTTCCAGAATTACAAGCAAAACAACTAACAACTCAATATATACCAAATGAATTAAAAAAAATTATTAGAGGTATGTAATGGCCGCAACCGATTTAAATACAGTAAGATCAACTATTGAAGGCAGACTTGCGACAGAATTAGCATCAAGCCCTGCTATACCTGTTGTATTCAATAATATGTCTTTTGATTCAACCACAGAAGATACCTTTGTTCAATGTCAAACAAGTTTTGGAACTGGTGCCTACTTAACTATGGGTGGTTCTGCAAACTCAACTAACAGTGTTGTTGGTTTAATTGTTTTAAATATTTTTACAGAAGAAAATATTGGTGCAGGGGCAAACTATGTTATTGGCAAAAGACTGCGTGACCTTTACAATAACCTTACAGTCTCAAATGTAATTTTTGATTCGCCAATTGGTCCCGAAGTTTTAACATCAAGTCCAGAGGGTAAGTTTCAAACACAATTAAGAATTACTTTTGAAATATACGAGGAACTTTAAATGGAAATTACTGAAGAAATGCTTGACGTAATTGAAGCTGTAAAGGGTAGGCGTGACCCTGCATATTGGGATAATCGTTGTAAAAGATATATGGAAAACCAAGAAAATTTAAAAAAAGATGTGAAAAAACCCAAAAAAGGTTAATATAAAATAAATACTTTCTTTTGTTATGGCTATCAAGGGTGATGTTGGCAAAATTATGTTTGAAAACGCTGGCGGTACGGAAGCTGACGTTGGACAAACAAGATCTTGGTCTTTGTCTATTACTAAAGACACAATGGAGACAACTAAACAAGGCGATACTTTTAAAACAAATATCGGTGGTTTAATATCTGGCGAGGGTTCAGCAGAGTTACTTTACAATCCTAGTGAAACAGGTGCAGGGTATACAACATTTATTGATGATGTATTAACCACAGGCGACAACGCTGATGCATTATTTGAATTATTCCCTGATTCAGCAACTTCAGCAAAAAAAATTAGTTTTGCTGGTATTATCACTTCTGCTGAATATGGTGCAACTCTTGGTGAAGTTCAAATCATAAACATCAGTTTTCAAACAAGTGGTACCATAACTTCAGCTATATAGTAAATTAGGTTAATAGTAAATATATTTTATGACACCAAAAAGAACAATCGACCTGTTGACTTCATCATTTAACGATGAAATGTCAACCAGAAGAAAGTATGAATTTAAAAATGCTAAAGGCGAAAAAATTGTAGATTTATATTTTAAACCTTTAACAAGATACGATAGACAGAAAGCGCAAAGTGCTACTGGCACAGATGAAGCACTTGTTATTTCTACACAATTACTTTGCCAAATGGCAGAACTTGAAGATGGAACAAAAGCTTTTAGTGTTGCTGATGCACCAAATCTACAAAGGGAACTTCCAGAAAATGTATTAAATGAAATAGAACTATTTTTATTTAACATTAATATTGATACAGATACAGCAAAAAAAGATTAGCGCGAGATAACTGGTTAAACTTTGAGTTTTTTCTCGCAACAGAATTAGGTAAAACAATAAAAGAATTAAGGCAATCAATTACACAAGAGGAGTTGGTATATTGGGCTGCTTATTACGAAAATAAATATGAGTATGAAAAAAAAATGCATGAAAGAGCTAAAAACAGGTAATATGTAATTAATAGATTTTTGTTTAACTTAAGTGGCCGAAAGTATTGTTACCTTAAGAGTTGAAGCAAGAAATGCTATATCGTCTTTAAATAAAACTTCACAAGCAACAAGAAAATTATCACATTCAGCAAAAGGTGCAACCGCTTCATTAGGTATGGCGTCAAAAGCGGCAAAAGGTTTAGGTGCTTCATTAGCGACTTCTCTTGCACCATTAATAGGTATCAGTGCTGCCATTGCAACAGTAGGTAATGCGATAGGAACTTTTACAGCTAGAGAAAGAGATATTGCAATTTTAACTCAAGGTTTAAAAAATTTAGGTGCTGGTACTGCACAACTAAATGAATTACAAGAAGCCGCAAACAGGTTAGGCAACCAAACTTTATTTAACCAAGAAGAATTTACAAGAGGTTTTAACTTATTAACAAGTTTTAGAAATATTGGAGTTGATTCATATTCAAGAGTTGCTCAGGCTGCCGCAGATATTGCTCAAGTAAA